TTGTTCCTGTTTGAGAACTACACCCGCACCGCGCAGGTGCTGGCGGACACCATCGCCGAAGGGCATATGTGGGCATCAGATAAGCCCGTTACCCCGACCCTTATCAAAGACATGATTGCGGGCATTAACGCCAAACTGCGCGAAATGAAAACCGCCGGTCTGATCATCGATGGCAACTGCTGGTATGACCCCGACGCCAACACCGTCGAAACCCTGAAAGCGGGCAAATTATTCATTGATTACGACTATACGCCGGTGCCGCCGCTGGAAGATTTGACCCTGCGTCAGCGCATCACCGATCAGTACCTGGCGACGTTCGCCACGTCCGTTAACAGCTAAGAGGCGCTAAAACATGGCACTGCCTAAGAAACTGAAATACCTGAACCTGTTTAACGACGGGAACAGCTACCTGGGCATGGTCAGCGCGCTGACGCTGCCAAAACTGACCCGCAAGCTGGAGAACTATCGCGGCGGCGGCATGACCGGTTCGGCTGCCATTGATTTCGGCCTGGACGACGACGCGCTGAGCTTTGAGTGGACGGTGGGCGGGCTGGATGAACTGGTGTTGCAGCAGTGGGGCGCGGTGGATGCCGTGCCGCTGCGGTTTGCCGGTTCCTTCCAGCGCGACGACACCGGCGAAACCTCCGCCGTGGAAGTCACCATGCGCGGACGCCACAAGGAGATGGATTTCGGCGAGTACAAACAGGGCGAAGACACCGAAACCAAAATCACCACCCAGTGCACCTATTTCAAGCTGGTGATTGATGGCAAAGACATGATTGAAGTCGATACCGTGAACATGGTGGAAATCGTCGGCGGCGTTGACCGCGTGGCGCAGCACCGCAAAAACATCGGCCTGTAACCTATAACCCTTACCCCGCGCCGGACTCCGGCGCGAAACCTCACTTTAAAATAAGAGACACCGCTATGTCAGAACACAATGAAAACATCGTAATCCTGGAAGAACCGATCACACGCGGCGACACGCTGATCAGCCAGGTTGAAGTCATCAAACCCAATGCCGGACACCTGCGCGGCATTGGCCTGGCGGCGCTGGCGAATGCCGACGTTGACGCGCTGACCGTCATTCTGCCGCGCATTACCGCCCCGAACCTGACAGTTCAGGACTGCAAAAGTCTGAACCTGCCCGACCTGATTGCCCTGGCGGGTAAGGTGGTTGGTTTTTTATCGCCGAAATCGGAACAGTAAAACTTCCCCCCACCCTGACGGTCGATGACCTGATGGCGGATATCGCGGTGATCTTTCACTGGCCGCCGTCAGAAATGAACCCGATGACGCTGACCGAACTTTGCGCGTGGCGTCATAAGGCCATGCAGCGCAGCGGAGCCACCGACAGTGAGTAACTTAAAATTAGAGGTGCTGTTAAAGGCGGTCGACCAGGCGACCCGCCCGTTTAAAGCGGTGCAAAACGCCAGTAAGGCGCTGTCCGGAGATATCCGCAATTCACAAAACAGCCTCAAAGACCTGAACGCCCAGGCCGGGAGAATTGACGGGTTCAGAAAATCCAGCGCCCAGATGGCCGTCACGGCGCAAAAGCTCAAAGACGCCAAAACGGAAGCGCAGGCGCTGGCGATCCAGTTCAGAAATACCGCCAATCCGACCCGCGCGCAGACGCAGGCCATGGAGTCCGCGAAGCGCACCGCCCAGGAGTTGCAGACTAAATTCAACGGGCTGAGGCAGTCGGTGCAGCGTCAGCGCACCGAGCTGTCGCAGGCGGGCATCAGTACCCGCAACCTGGCGGAGTCTGAGCGCCGCCTGAGAACCTCTGTCAGTGAAACCACGGCGCAGCTTAACCGCCAGCGTGAATCTCTGGCACGCGTCAGCGCGCAGCAGGCCAGGCTCAACGCGGTAAGAGGCCGTTATCAGGCTGGTAAACAGCTGGCCGGAAGCGTGACCGCCGCCGGTGCGGCAGGCGTGGGCATAGCCGCTGCCGGTACGGCGGCGGGGGCAGGCATGTTGAAACCTGGCTTTGACTTTGCGCTGAAAAACTCAGAACTCCAGGCAACGCTCGGGTTGTCCAAAGACTCGGCGGACATGTTGGCTTTGCGCACGCAGGCGCGTCAGCTCGGCGACAACACCGCCGCGTCTGCCGACGATGCCGCCGCCGCGCAAATCATCGTGGCGAAATCCGGCGCGGACAAGAACGGCATCCTGGCGGCGACGCCGACCATCCTGAATCTGTCCCTGGCGAACAAGCGCACCATGGAGGAAAACGCCACGCTGCTGATGGGCGTGAAATCGGCGTTCGGCATGACCAATGACACCGTGTCACACATCGGCGATGTGCTTTCTACGGCCATGAATAAGTCTGCTGCCACCTTTGAAGGGCTGTCTGACACCATGACCTATGCCGCGCCGGTGGCAAAGCAGGCCGGTATCAGCGTCGAAGAAACGGCAGCAATGGCCGCCGCCCTGGCGGATGCCAAAATCACCGGCTCAATGGCGGGCACCGGTGCCCGTGCGGTCATTACCCGCCTACAGGCACCGACGGGCACCGCCGCCGCTGCGCTCGGTGAGCTGAAGGTGAAAACGGCGGACAGCAAAGGCAACATGCGGCCGCTGTTTACCATCCTGAAGGAAATGCAAAAGAGCTTTGAGAAAAACAAGCTCGGCACGTCGCAGCGTGCGCAGTACATGAAGGCCATCTTTGGCGAGGAAGCGAGCTCGGCGGCGGCGGTGCTGATGGGCGATGCATCATCGGGTAAACTGGATGAGCTGAGTAAGGCGCTCAAAACCTCGGACGGTAAAACCGAGGCGTTGGTGGCGGTGATGCAGGACAACCTGGGCGGGGACTTTAAGGAATTTCAGTCAGCCTATGAGGCCGTCGGGACTGACCTGTTTGATCAGCAAGATTCATCCCTGCGCAACCTGGTGCAGACCGCCACCGGCTACGTGCTGAAACTGGATAAGTGGATTGTGAACAATAAAGCCCTGGCGACCACGCTCGGCAAGGTGGCGGGCGGTGCGCTGCTGATTATCGGCGCGCTCGGCGTGTTTGGCCTGGTGGCGGGTCCGGTGATCAGCGGTATCAATCTGATCGTTGCCGCTGCCGGTGTGCTCTGGACAATCCTCGGCACGGTGGGCGGTGCGATTGCGACGGTGATTGGTGGCCTGACGCTGCCGATAGTCGCGATTGGCGTGGCGATTGTCGCCGGTGCCCTGCTTATCCGCAAATACTGGGAACCGATAAGCTCCTTCTTTGCGGGCGTCATTGAAGGGCTGGGGATTGCGTTCGCGCCGGTGAAAGAGATGTTTGCACCGTTGCAGCCTGTGTTTGACTGGCTGGGGGACAAGCTCAAGGTCTTGTGGCAGTGGTTCAAAGACCTGATCGAACCGGTGAAATCCACGCAGGAAACGCTGAACAGTTGTAAGGATGCGGGGGTGTCGTTTGGTCATCTGGTCGCTAACGCACTGACCGCGCCGTTGCAGGTTGCCAATAAGCTGCGCAGCAGCGTGGTCTGGCTGCTGGAGAAGCTCGGCATCATCAAGGATGAATCCGCAGACATTGATAAGGCGGCAGATAAAGCTGACCGGCGAACGAAACAAAACAACGATGCAGATCCGCAAGCGCATCCGCTGGACAACCCCGCGCCGGTCACGCCACCGGCTGGCGGCCTGCTGGGCGGCGGTTATGCGCCGGTGTCCGTCGGCGGCGGGCGCAGCTATATCGACCGCAGCACGCACACCTATCAGATTTCAGCCGGTGCCGGTCTGGGCGTCCAGGACACCAGTCGCCAGATCCGCGCCGAGCTGGAAGCCCGTGACCGCGCCCGTGCCGCCCAGCAACGTTCCCGCATGGATAACGATTAAGGAGAACTCCGAATGATGTTAACGCTCGGGCTGTTTGTCTTTCAGTTGCAGACCGTCCCCTATCAAAGCTTGCAGCGCGATGTGGATTACCGCTGGCCGGTAAACAACCGCGTCGGCCTGCGCCCGCTGCCGCAGTTCCTCGGGGTGAATGAGGAGAAAATTACCCTGTCCGGCGTGCTGATGCCGGAAATCACCGGCGGGAAGTTGTCACTGCTGGCACTGAACCTGATGGCTGACGAGGGCAAGGCGTGGCCGTTGCTTGAAGGCAGCGGCACCATTTACGGGATGTTCGTGGTGAACAGCGTCAGCGAAACCCATACGGAGCATTTTTCCAACGGTGCCGCCCGCCGGATTGAATTTACGCTGACGCTGACCCGCGTGGATGAATCCCTGGCGGCGATGTTTGGCGACATGAAAGCGCAGGCCGACGGGCTGCTGGATCAGGCCGGTGGTTTAACCGGTCAGTTGGGAGGCCTGCTGTGATTACGGATATGACCATCGG